GGATACTTCTGGATGGCACGATTCTGCGAGCGCCAGCGCCAGTATCAGGAAACTTATACATGGGCCGAGATGGGCTTGCACAACGGCAAATCCTTTGATGCCGAGATTGAGAACGAATACACCGATTACTGCCTACTCTTTGAGAAGGGTGTAGCGGCGTGGTGGATTGGTCGCAAGGATGAAGCGGTCAAGATATTCAACGACTTACTTTCCTACGACCTCACTCCCGAATATCGTGAATCGGTGGTGCGCAACCTTGCTTCTATTTGACATAGGCGCAAATAGAGGCGATGCAACTCAAGCCGGGCTAAACCTCGGTTATCAAGTAATAGCTATCGAACCGTCACGGATGTACGGCGAGCTTGCGGGTAACTTCATCAATAACCCGAATGTCACGCCCCTGAAATACGCCGTATCCGATAGCGACTATCAGACGGTGGAGTTTTACGAAGCTGACGAAGATGGGCTAAGCACCCTGAATAAAGATTGGCTGACCGCCGAATCTATGCCTTATGCGGGCAAACCGTTTCACGCAATACGAGTTCTCACAATCACGATGGATACGCTGGTCAAGAAACACGGCAAGCCCGATTTGACTAAGATAGATGTTGAAGGCGCTGAATGGAATGTCTTTCGGGGCATGACTCAGCACTATGGCGAGCTGACCTTCGAATGGACTTTGGCTACGCTGGATCAACACCAAAAGCAGTTAGCCTATCTAGCCTCACTTGGTTATACAGAAGTCGCCCCACAGTTCATCGTTCATCACTTGCAACGACCTGAGACTTGGTACGACATAGATATAGATTTAACAACATGGCGCAATGAACACGCACCATCTTGGGAATCGCACGAATGGAAAAACGCAGGACTTAGACCGACTGCTGATGTCGGTATGATTTGGGTACGCTAATTAAGGAGAACACATGGGTCTGCTTGACCGCTTTGCTGCGCGAGTAGCGTCAGAGATTGTCAAAGCACCGGGGCTACCTGCGGGTGCAGTTGCAATGTCCGATGCACAATTGCGCAATAGTGTCTTGAATCAGAACTCAGGTTACGGTACACAAGTACCACTCCCACGCGATAGCAATATCGCCAATGTTCCTTTCAGCCCCGGCGTTCCTCTTATCCCCGGCGCTATCAACCCGCTACAAGAGCGCGGTCGCCCTGATCCACGCCGTTACGAGTTCCTTGTTGCTCAGAACATCAACATCACCGAAACTCGCCTCGTACCGTTTAAGACCCTACGCGCTGCCGCAGACCAGATTGATATTCTGCGCCGTTGCCTTGAAGTATTAAAGAACAAGATTGCCTCACTTGATTGGGATATTGTTATCTCACAAGCCGCAAGCGAAAAGATTATTGCTCAGTCAGGTGGCAACCACCTACAGGCGATGAATCAAGCCCGCGATAAGTTTTCCCCTGAGATTGACCGCCTCGTTGACTTCTGGCGTATGCCTGATGTGCAAGAAGGTATGACATTCGCTGACTGGATTAAGCTCTCATTAGAAGAAATCCTTGTGTTAGATGCATGGGCTATCTGGCCTCAAAAGACCGTAGGTGGCGACCTTATGGGTCTTAAGGTTCTTGATGGCTCAACTATCAAGCCACTTATCAACGACCTTGGATTCCGCCCAACACCAGAACAAGGCCCTGCTTACCAACAGATTCTTTACGGCTTCCCTCGCACAGAATTTGATGTGACGGATGATGCCCCTGCTGCCGATGGCGAGTTCACTTCGGATCAGCTTGTCTATAACATTATGAACCGCCGTACATGGACAGTTTACGGCTACTCGCCTGTTGAGCGTTCGTTGATGATTGCCGATATTTACCTGCGCCGTCAGCAATGGATTCGCGCCGAATACACCGATGGCGTTGTGCCTGAGATGCTATTCGAAACCGATGCAACATTCGGTAACAACCCAGAGTTGCTTCGTGCCTATGAGAACATCTTCAACGATGACCTTGCCGGACAGACCGAACAACGCAAGCGCGCTCGTTTGCTTCCTGCGGGTATTAAGGCAGTTCAGTTTGATGGCTACGGCGAGAAGTTTAAGGATGTCCTAGACGACTATCTCGTTACCTCTATCTGCGGTCACTTTGGCGTTATGCCTTCCGAGATTGGTTTCACCCCTAAGAGCGGTGGACTTGGCGGCAAGGGTCACCAAGACGGCGAAGCTGAGTCAGGTCAGGCTATTGGCGTTGATCCGATTTCACAATGGCTCGGCAAGATTCTCACTAACATTTCCTACTCATTCCTCAATATGCCACGCGAGCTTGAGTTCAAGTTTATGAAGGCTGAGCGCCAAGACACCGAAGGCGTTGCCAAGCGTGACGACATCGTTGTTCGCAACGGCGGAATGACAGTTAACGAACACCGCGCCGAAGCTGGTATGCCTCTCTTGGATACTCCAGAAGCCGATATGCCTATCTTCGTTGCTGGACAATCCGTATTCCTCTTTACCCCAGATGGCTTAGTTGCTGCGGGTACTTCACTAGACGAAAGCGGTATTCAGGACAACGAACCTTCTGCCACAGAAGCACCTGCTGAAAAGCCAGCAGAGCCAGCTCAGGAAGAAGTCAAGAAGTTCATCCGTTGGGTTCGCCGAGGCACACCAACCCGCGCTTTTAACTTTGAACACTTGGATCATGCCTACGCAGAGGTTCTAAATAAGTTCGTTGAGGAAAAAGACCTTGACGGCGCTCGCTGGTACGCCGAACGCTATTTGGGGTTGTAATGCAATGGCCCGCGCATGGCGCAACGGTTCGCATCGCTGCTAGACACGCCGACCGAATCCGTAAGGGATTCCAGAAAGCGTTTAACGCAGATGACATCGTAGAGCGTTGGTTTCACTCCCATATCGGGTCTGAATCAACAATAACTCAGCAAGCGCGCGACTGGGCAAAGGCAAGTATTACGCCAGACAAGAAAGCACTTCTTGATTCTCTCAAACCGTTATATGCAGACGGTTGGATTTTGGGAACTGTCGCTGGACAATATATGCTTCAAAAGCCAATTAAAAAAAATATCGAAGTAGAAGCTGGCAAAGACCCAGTTATAACCGATGTTAATTGGGAAACATGGACACCCGGCAATCAAGCTGCTGCTGCGCTTGTAAAGCCTAAAGGCGGATTGCAGAATCTCTTAGACCGCCGTAACATTGTTATTGATGGAATCTCTAACACCAAGATTGACCGCATTGGTACAGTCTTGGGTCAGGCGCTCGCTGAAGGTATTACACCTCGAGCAGTTTCTATCTTGGTTGACCAAGTAATCAATGATCCACAACAAGCTCTTGTTATCGCGCAAACCGAAATGTCTCGCGCAGTATCCGTAGCTTCCCGAGATTTGTACGAAACTTCAGGCGTTGAGCAAGTCGAATGGCTAGTAGCTATCGGATGCGAAGATTGCCAAGAGAACGCAGATGCCTCACCAATCGGCATAGATGAAGTCTTTCCTTCGGGAGATACAGAACCACCAGCACACCCCAACTGTATGTGCGCGCTTGCGCCGTACATGGTTGATACCAGCACCCTATAAGGAGAAAAAATGGCAGCACCACTTCAACACGGCACAGTAACCGTAGGCACAACCGCGACTAGCTTGTTTGTCGTGCCAACAGGTATTCGCCGCGCACTTCTATACATCCGCAACAACGATTCCTCAAAGACCGTTTATATCGGTGACGGAACTGTTACTTCAAGCGGTGCTACACAGGGCTTGCCTATCCCTGCTGCTACAACTCAGGCAATTGAATTTACCGCCGGAACAACAATCTCTGTGATTGCTTCTGGCGCTTCAACATCCGTCTCTTATCTCTGGACAGCAGGTAACTAATGAATAAAGACTTCGCAACCTCGTATGCCGCCATTGTTAAGGCTGACAAGCAAGAAGATGGCTCGCTTATGGTTTACGGCAAGGCAACTGATGACTCTATTGACATGGACAATCAGATTTGCGATGCCACTTGGCTAGATAGCGCAATGCCAGCTTGGTTCAAGTCTGGTGGAAATATCCGTGAACAACATTCAAACATCGCGGCAGGAGTGGCTAAAGAATATGAAGCGAAAACTGACGGTCACTACATTACTGCTCATGTCGTTGATCCTGTTTCTGTTAAAAAGGTCGAGGCGGGCGTTCTTAAGGGATTCTCAATAGGAATCAAAGCCCCACGCGTTGTTCGTGACCAGAAGGCGGCTAACGGTCGCATCATTGACGGTCAGATTATTGAAGTGTCACTCGTTGACCGACCAGCCAACCCTAACGCCAAGCTCATCATGGCTAAGAGCGTTGAAGGCGAATCATCATTGGTACAGGTTGAAGAACTGCACGAATACAAAGCACCACTTCCTAGCGAGATTGTTAAGCGCGAAGTTTCTGCCGAAGAGCGTCAGCGCCTAGCGGATCGCGGAGCTGCGATGCCAGACGGTTCGTATCCTATTGCCAATGTCAGCAACCTCAAGAACGCTATTCAGGCGTTTGGTCGCGCTAAGAATCCATCAGCCGTTAAGAAGCACATCATCCGCCGCGCTCGCGCATTAAACGCTCTTGATGTTCTTCCTGACGAATGGAATGTAGGAAAAGCACTTAAAGGCATTACCGCCGATAGTGTGAAGTTTGACCAAGATGCCTTCGAAGTTGCCCGCCGCGCTATCGCTCAACTGATTCAAGTTGAAGCTGGCGAAATGGGTGACGGCGAGGACGAAACCTATTCCCTCGGCCAGCTTGTTGAGGTTGCTAATCACCTCATGGCTTGGTACGCAGGGGAACAACAAGAGGGAGAAACAATGCCAGAATCAATCGAGTTGTCTGCTGCGGCTGACACGGTAAAAGAGCCTGACACAACCGCCGGATGCGATTGTGCTGGCTGTAAGTCCTGCAAGACTGACGGTGGATGCGATGACAAGATGTGCAAAAGTCATCACATGGACGCTGAAAAGTCAGAAACCATTGACAAGTGCCTAGAGTGCGGTTGCCACAAGCCAACCGAATCTCATGGTCTAACAACAGTAACCGTTCCTGCTGCTGGCGGATCACAGGTTGCTAATGTCAGCACCGTTGATACTCTTAACACCGATGGTTCAGTAAAGTCTGCTGAGGCAGACGCACCAGCCGAAGAAAAGGCTGACGAGGTTGCCGAAGTTGC